GTAAGGTACTCATCGTTCATTCTTTGTATTTCTATTTACGGTTTTAAATAGAAATTAAAGCTGTTTTATCGGGTAAGTATCGATTACTCAAAAGTTTTTATTCAACTGTTGAATGCCCACCTGGATTATGGAGTCATAACGATAGCGATGACGACGAGTAGGATAGAATCAGTTTTACAAGGTCGTTTGAAGTCAATTTCCTCTTCAGATAATATCTCTTAGTTAAATACCTTCTGTACCACGCTTTCCGGAACACCTTCTGGAGAATACATAATTTTCTGATATTCTCGGGGAAATTGGAGTTCTGAAGAGAAATCCATGTGTTATGACAATCCAGGACAGATAGCGTGTCGTTGACAGGTAAAAAAGTCAGAACTGGACAACCTGTACAGTACAGAACTTCTAAACTGGCTGGTAAATCAGGAATAGATGTAAGGGAAGTACAATCCCAGCAATATAACCTAATTAAGCCTTCAGGCAGTCTTCCTAGAGATTTCAGAGAAGTGCATCCGTGACAGTATAGTACGTTTAATCCAGGTTTATCAGGGAGGGAAGTCAGAGCCGTACACCCGTAACAATATAACCCTGTCAAACCGATAAATAGCTCAGGAAGAGAAGTCAGAGCCGTACAATTTGGACAATACAAAGTTTGCAAACTTTCTGGTAACCCGGCAGGACCAAAAGAAGTCAGAGATCTACACTCAGAACAATTTAATCCTGTTAGACCTGCCGGAAGAACAGGTAAAGAAGCCAGGGAAGTACACCCGTAACAATACAGCATAGTCAAGCCTGCTGGTAACTCTGGAAGAGAAATTAGGGATTTACAGCTGGAACAATCTAACGTGTTTAAACCAACCGGTAACTCAGGAAGAAAAGTTAGTTTAGGACAACCCCAACAATACAACACGGTCATAGCTTCCCATTCCTCCTCCGTATATTTTCCTTCGCAGATGAAGCACATTTATGTTTCTCATGAGAAACATAACTTATTTCAATTTGTATACTTCATCCCCTCCCAATCTCGTAACGTGGTCAAATCCGTTAGCTTTCAGAAGATCATCAATCTCAGAGAATTTATCAGGATAATTATTCTCGACGGTTATTACCCTTATCGTAAATCTAGAAAAATCTATCCCCTGTAAAATCTCCTTCTCATTGCCTTCTGTATCTATAGACAAATAATCTATATTGTAAATGTCATTAAGTTCCAACAATTTGGAAAGGGTATAAGCTTGCTTCTTTACAGTCTTGCTTTCCCCTCCGTAAATTTTTTTCTCCAGATCTAATCTCTGTACATGCCTAGGATCGTAAGTCTCTGATATCCCGGATAACATTTCTGTATACCCAGAATTTTCCGTAAAATCTACCGTAGTGTTCTTATTATGAACACAGCAATTCATACAGACACACGATCTGTTCTTAACTAAGTCTACGTACCTTTCCAGAATAGGTTCTACCGCTAATCCGGTCCATCCAAGCTCCTTTTCGAAAAAGAAGGTGTTAGAGCCTTGGATTCCGTCGTGGGCTCCTATATCTACAAAAACTCCGTTTCTCTGGAACCTAAAAATATTCTCGTTCAGATACGAATCCTGTGAAAACTGGCTTTTATAACTAAAATCCTGTTGCATTTTAGTTTTGTTGCCCTGTCTTTAAGGCGTGTCTTTACTCGTACACTCTCAGGACACTAGTTATCTTTGTCTTACACAGAGGGCATTCCTTGAATTTCTTCACGACAATTAAAGCACAAGTCACGCATAATTTTTTATGTCCACAATTTAAGGCTATTACACTCTTGTTATCCTTGCAAATAATACACTGTTTTTCTTCCTCTTCTGTTTTCGAATCAATTTCCCGGAGCTTTTCTAGCACAAGTTGCATTTTAGGTTTCTTAACAGCCTGGATCTCGTTCCAGATAAATTTCCCATCTTTTTCCTCTACACGTGCTCTGACTTGTTGTTCCGCAGGTACGCTCCTGCTTCTGATAAATCTGGTACCTTGGCCATAATTGAGAATGTTAGTACCGTATACGACACAGTTGCTCCCGTAAATAATACAGTTGTCCCCGTACACGTCACAGTTGCTCCCGTAAATAATACAGTTGTCCCCGTACACGTCACATTTATTACCGTATACTATACTATGCTCTCCCCATACACTACAATAGTTTCCTAGTATAATAGCACCCAGCTCGTTTGTACTAGCGTAATCTGTCTTGATTTCCATTTTTATTCTGATCTATTACAGAATAAAAATCAATTTAATCCACCATCTCAAAATCTTCCGCCAAAGCTTGTCTAATCAGGTCGTAGCGAGGGTCATCAAGAGCCTGTCTAAGAATTCCCATTGTAGAGAAATCTGTACCGTTAATCAGGCTTTTCAGGATGGCAGGAGAAAACCCCGAGAGCAAGACTGTACCCTTCTCGTCTACGGTACAGGGAAAATCTGAGGAACCCCCGTTAACGTTCCAGAAGACTATTTGAGGTCTAACGTAGCCTGACTCTACGTACATTTCGTTAATCCTCTCCATGTTAGTCTGCTGAGCTCCCCACTCATTTTCCACCTGGTTAAATTGCATATCCGATATTATCAGTAGTCTTTTCGGCATATCTTCCTGTTTGAGATTACAGACTTTTCCTCGATCTAAAATCAGGTTGAAAGTTTCCTCGATATTCGTACTAAGTCCCCACTCTAGAGTATGAACGGCGAAAAACCTATCGTACATTTTTCCGTCTGGAATCACAGCGAATTTCGGGGTATCGTGAAACGTGATCACATGACCGTGGAAAGCCCCTTCAACTACAGAAGAGATTAACATCCCTAAAGACACGGCAACGTCTAGAGGAACGTAATTAGGAGTGGTCATACTACCTGAAGTGTCTACGACCGAAATTACGTCTTTCAACGTGCCTAGTTTTCGAACTTGTTCTACAAGAACGTCCCACTGAGCTTCGCATACGTCGTCGGCGAAACCTTTTATACGAATCTCTCGGACAAGCTCGTGAGGGAAAAGTTGCTTAGCGTTGACTTTAGCCACCTTCGGATCTTTTAGAGATAAAGCTTTCCTCCACTCAAGGAATCTTTTTGAATCGTGTTCCTCAAAAGCTCCTTTCAGCTTCTTCATTGCACAAGAAGGAACCTTGTTATATTCGACCGAATCCCACTTTCCGGAACACATAAAAGTTTCAACCACCTTGGTGTAAGCTCGAAGAGGGGTATTGTATTTTTTCCTTAGAATTTTCTGATGTACTCCCATCCCGTCCGCTAGGGTAGTGTACACCCCGAATTTCGCATCTAGCGAATCCCCTTCCGTTGGAGCCCATTTCGCGCACAGGGACACCGGATTCCCTTTCTCCATGTTTTCGTGGTCTTTCTTGAGCTGATGGGAAAAGAAGGCTACAACCTCCTTCTGTAAGGATTGGAGTTCGAGGAGCCTGGAGTCGTCCACGTTTCCAGCCATAAAATTCTCTCTGACGTGATCCTTATCAGTCAGACTAAGTACTTTCGGGAAGAAACGGAGTAGATCGTCGTACCTCCCGTACTCAGGGACGTAGGCTAGTACCTTACGGAATTCTTTCGGGTAGTTAACGAAGAGCCAGATCATAGCGTGTCTTCCCAGGTTTCTTTCGCCTTTCCCAACTCCTCTACAATCTCGTAGCTGAAAAGCAAGGAGAAAAGTGTCCAGGAGATTTTCTGTCGCTGAGACACGTAGATATTCGTATAGTTTAGGTATAGAACACCCTCTTACAGCCTTGAAAAATAACGCTACTCTACCCGTGGCCTGGTTAGAGGTGTCCGGGCTGGAGTAAGAAAGTGCACCGTTTGCCGTATAAGCTGAGGCGTTCATCGCATTGCTGAATGAAGACATTTATTAAAAACAACGTGTATTGTTTTAAATTTCAATTTCGGAAAATTGTTTCAGAGGAAATTTTATAACCGCAAAACAAGGTGTAGTGTACTTTCTTTCTGGACGTTGTAATCGGCCAAAGTCCTTCCGTCTTCCAGCTGTTTTCCAGCGAAAATCAAGCGCTGTTGATCAGGGGGAATTCCTTCCTTATCCTGGATCTTCTGTTTGATAGCCTCTATTGTGTCTGAACTATCCACGTCGAGCGTGATTGTCTTCCCTGTAAGAGTTTTTACGAATACTTGGTAGGATGTCATTTATATAAGAAAATAAAAAAATCATCCGTACAACGTGTGAAAAGTCCAGCCTAAAACCTGGAAAAGTTCGCTACACACATCGTCGTGGAAAGATTGTCGCTCTACAGTTTTCAGGATGACGAAATCTTCTTTTTTGCAGACGTGTTTATACTTCAGAAGAAGCTGGTATAACACGTACTGGGTGGAGATAAAGTTAACCCTGTCGACCCTGTTCTTAAAATGCTTATCGTACGTCTCAACTAGAAGATCAAAGTCCTCTAATAATCTATCTTCCAGATGAGAGATATCATCGGGCTTAATACCGGTTAAATTGTAATGGATAAAATTTACGTTCTCGTAATGCTTGGAATACCCTAATTCTTTCAGGAACATGAGTATATGTAATTTTGTGATTCCAGAAAATTTTTCTTCAGGGCGTAAGAGATGATGTCTTTCAAAAATATCTTCCAGATCGTCGTACACCTTCTGATCCACGGTACAGTTTTGCTTCCCTTGGTACTGGTTAATACAGTCTCGGAAATGTACTTTTCGGTCGTACGTGTATTTTGCCGTTATGTTTACCCTGTCGGTATCCTTGTAAGACGTGGTATGTTGCAACAAGTCCTGTTGAGACCAACAATCTTCGCAGATGAACGAATTATCCTCTATTAAAAAATTCGTCTTGTTCGGGCAGTTATCGCAACACATATTAAATTTCCTTTCTGGAGTCTTCACGTTGAAATCATAATATTTTTGAGCTGTCTTGATGTAAGAAATTATGATATCGGTTTTTTCTTTGTTATCCTGCTTGTTTTTACCCGTAAAAGATAATTTTACAGGAGTTTTCAGAATCGCGTTGTACTTCTGTAACAATTCCGTAGTTTCGACAATATAGAAATTCAAGTCTCTCTTACTCTCGATTTTTTCTATATCATCCTTGAGCTTGTTTATACTTTTATCTAAATTGTTTTTGGACCTGACAGAAATTTCCTCTGATCGCGAAGACTGTGTTTGTTCAAGCTCAGTTAACCTTTCCTTATATTTAGAAAGTTTTTTATACTCTTCTTCAAAGAGAAATCGGATTTTATTATCTATATCAATAATATCCAGGTCTGAAACGGAAACGCAGACTTCCATGAATTTCTTTTAAACATAGCTTTTTTAAGCAAGAAAAAATTCTTGAAATATTTTTTCTTGCGTAATATAAAATGTCTGGTATGTCAAATCTTACTTCTGGTTTCATCGATCTCGCTACGTTCGATGAACTTGAGAAATATCTCTACGGTGGGTCGTCCGCTACCGCTTATTTCGTGCGCGAAACCCGTAAAGCCACCTGGTTCACCCAGGTCCCTGTTGCTCTCTCCCGATCTAACGGTACTGCCGATTTTGGACAAGATAGCTCAGTAAACATTTCCCGTGCTGGAGACTACTTACTCATGGCCTGGTTGAGACTGAACTTACCTTCGGTACAACTCGCTTCTACTAACCAATTCGGTGCTAACGGTCGTCTCCGCTGGACTCGAAATTTCATGCATAACCTGATCTACGAGTGCTCTATCAGCTTCAACGATCTCGTCGCTGCGCGATTCGATAACTGGCAACTCGACTTCTGGGCTGCGTTCACCGTCCCTGCCGGCAAGCTCAACGGATACAAGAACATGATCGGAGATTTCGATGACCTCACCGGGCCTCACGATTCTAACTCTGCAATTCCTGCGTTCACTCTGAACTTGCCTCTGCCTCTGTTCTTCGCCAGAGATAGCGGTGTAGCTCTACCGACCGCTGCCCTCCCGTATAACGAGATGAGAATTTCCTACTCTTTCAGAAACTGGAACAGCCTCTTGATTCTGGACAACATCGCCGCGCCTGCAGGTACTAACCCGTCTGTCGTGCCTCTCCTGACCGATATTGGAGGTACTGCCCCATCTCTGAGTCAAGTGTACACATGGGCTAACTACGCTATCGTTTCGAACGATGAACGTAAGAGGATGGCTTGTGCTCCCCGTAACATCTTGATCGAACAGGTGCAAACCGCCCCGATCCAGACGTTCCAACCTGGTACCGGCGGAAACCCAACTCCCAGTTACGATCTCCGTTTCTCCCACGCTATCAAGGTTATGTTTTTCGCTTGCCAGAACAACACTGTCGCTTCTGAGTGGTCGAACTACACTGCCGCAACCCCTGTACCGGGATCCGCTGCCGTCAACTTTAATCCGGCCGGTGCTGTAGACCCGATCGTTACCACGTCTCTGACGTACGAAAACACAGCTCGTCTCCAGAATATGGGTTCGGACTACTTTTCGCTCGTTCAGCCTTGGTATCACGCTCCTGTCATCCCCCTGGAGACAGGCTACCATATGTATTCGTACTCTCTGGACTTTATCTGTCTCGACCCTAAGGGTTCTACCAACTACGGTAAGCTCACCAACGTCAGCATCGCTCCTGTCGCCTCTAGTGGGGCTATCGTAGGAGCGAACGGAACTGGCGCTACCGGGAGCGGAGCTGATTTCGCGCAGACTTACAAATTCGTCACCACAGTTGTTAACAACAATATCATGAAAGTTTGTTAGAACGCTAGAAAATAGCAATATCTACAATAACTGGTGATTAACAGGCGGATGCCTACTCAGGTGGATATACACTGAGCGGGATAAACATTGGAATATATCCTCACAGGAAGGTGTGAAAATAACCGTCTAGTCGTATAAAATACGGCAAAACATCTTGTTGCGGGAAACTCCTTAGAGACTAGAATACCAAGTTCTATCAGAAATGATAGGATGGCCGGGGTAATGACCCAGGGTAAGGTAATAATTTCTAGTATTGGATGATCCGCAGGCTTACTTCCTTACTCCCGAATGACAGGGAAAGGAAGGGTCTCAGAGACTGAACGGATGTTGGTTAACAATGAAGGCCTAGTCAGCCCGAGTTAGCTTAAGATACAGTCCGACCCTCTTCGAAAGATTAGGGAAGAAATCGCAGGATTTCTGGGGGAGCTTTGGGCTTAAATTGGAAGGTCCAAAAAGGTAGATGCTTAACTGGTTGCACAAACACCAGTTGGGATAAACATTGTAATTTGTGCCTGAAATTCTTCGGTAGAATTTTGGATATA